TGGTTTACTGCTGAAGAGGCTGTAGAAAAAGGTTTTGCTGATGAGATTGATGAAGGTGAGCAGGTAACTGCTTATATGAAGGACGATCACATTCTAGCCATTGCAGGCTGTGAATGGGATTTGAAAAACTTACGTAAACCATCAAAGGAGATGTTAATGAGTAAGAAACCAGAAGATCCAAAGCCTGCAGCAAAGGTAGAAGATACTCAGATTGTTGCAAAGGCTGAGGGGCAGAAAGCGGAAGCTATGACAGCTGAACGTCTGAATGCAGAATATCCTGATTTGTTCAAGGCCATAGTGGCTGAAGCTGTTCAGGCCGAAAGAAATCGTATCAAGTCTCTGTCAGAGATTGATAACGGCGCAAATCATGAGCTTATTGTAAAGGCAATGTTTGAAGAGCCAATGACAGCAGAACAGGTTGCCATTGAGACCATCAAAATGCAGAAAGAACAGAAACTGTCAAAAACTTCATCAATTGCAGCCGATGCACAAGCTTTAGCCAATGATCTTGAAGGTGTCCAGCCTTCTGAAGGGGCTCTGCCTCAGGACAAAGATGCTGAATCACGTGCTCAGCTGGTTGCCGCTGTTCATGCCCAGCTGGCAAAAATCAACGGTTATAAAAAATAATTTGGGAGATTGAAAATGGCTGATTTAATTACAACTGAATCAACTGAGTATGACAAGTTATTTGCTGGTCTAAATCGTGATGAGATTAAGACTTTTCCAGTAATTGTAGCATCTGGTCAGAACCTAAAACGTGGTGCATTAGTTACTTTTGCAAACGGTAAGGTATCTGCAGTTTCTGCAGCAGATGGTGATACTCCTGCTTCAGATGTTTTTGGCATTCTTACTGATGATGTAGATGCTTCTGATGCAGATACAGAGGGTGTTGTATACGTTAACGGTGACTTTAATAAAGCAGCTGTTAGTGTTCCTTCAGGTGTTGACATTGAGGACTTTGTAAAAGCCGCTCGTAATGTTGGAATTTTCTTACGTTAATAGGAGATTATTAAGATGCCAGTATCTTTATTTGAGCCACGTACCATGCTTGATATGGTGAACTCAGAGTTCCGTGCTCGTTCATTCCTACGTGACCGTTATTTCTCAAACAAAAAGACCTTCAATACTCCAACTGTAGATATTGATATTAAAGGTCCAGGTAAGCGCAAGTTAGCTCCATTCGTAAATCCTCGCATTGGCGGAACCTTAGATTTACGCAATGGCTATAAGACCTCTACCTATAAGCCTGCATTCATTGCACCTTACCGTGTATGCACTGCTGAGGATGCAATGCAGAGACTGCCAGGCGAGCAGTTATACTCTGGACGTTCACCTAACGACAGAGCTGCTGCAATTCTTGCAGAAGATCTGAATGAGATGGATAAGGAGATTACACGTACTGAAGAGGTTATGTGTGCTCAAGCCTTAACCACAGGTAAGATTCTGATTAAGGGTGAAGGTGTTGACGACCAGCTTGATTTCTGGGGTGATTTATCTGCAGCAGATAAACCATCATCAACTGTATCAACCTTATGGACTGCAGCAGGTGCCGACCCTCTAAGAGATTTGCGTGCAGTATGCCGTACTATTTCTCAGAAGTCTGGTCTTACTCCTGTAGAAGTGATTGCAGGCGCTACCGCTGTTGATTGTCTAATCGACAAATTAAAGGGAGATACCACCGCATTTAATTCACGCAGAATTGACTTAGGTCAGATCAATCCTCGTGAGCTAGAGGACGGTGTTTCATACATTGGTGCTTTACGTTTACCAAATCTGGACGTATTCACCTATGATGAGACTTATTATGATGAAGCCTCTCAATCTAATAAGCCTATGATCCCAAATGATTCCGTCTTAATTGCCTGCCGTGGAGTAAAGACCACCAGAGCTTATGGACTTGTTGACATTATCAATGTTGCCGACAACTCTCATTCATTTGTTGAGGGTGACCGTGTACCTAATTCATGGTTGCAGCAGTCAAACCCTGCAGGTCGAATTGTGCAGCTGAAATCAGCTCCTCTCATGATTGTTAATGAGCCTTTAGGCTTCTACATCTTAAAGGTGGCTTAAATATGGACGTAAGACTAAAGTCTAATGTTCTACATAAAGGGGTAGTTCTTGAAATAGGAACTACCTTTTCTTTATCTGATAAGGAAGCATCAGATTGGATTGAGCGTGGTCTTGCTGAAAAGATTGCGCTTGATACCCAGAAGGTAGAACAGACTGACACTGAAAAAGCTTCTGAAACAAAGAAAGGACGCAGTAAAAAATGAACCTGAAACAGACCTTCAGAAAGGATTTAGATACCTTTATCAATGTAGGTGAGTTTGCTGATTACTGGACTATCAACGATACAAAAGTAAAAGCTGTCATTGATAATTCTGTAGCTAATTCTTTTGAAGGTGCGCAGGTTCAGGGCGTTTTCAAAGCAACAGTAGTTGTTTATCTAAGGCAGGGGGACTTATCTCCTCTGCCCTTGGTTGATTCTGTAGTAACTATTAACAAATTGAGATACGTATGCAGGGACGTACAGCAGGAGCAGGGCGTTGATATTTTAACGTTAGAAATAATGGAGCAATGATATGGCAGATAACTATGTACGCTTAGATGAGAGCGCAGTTAAGAAACTGACTTCATATCTTGAAGGAATGCCAAAACAGGCTCCGGTTGCTATTGCAAGGGCAATGAACAGAGCTATAGATTCAACTAAAACAGAAGCATCACGAATTTTAAAAGAAAATTACACCATTAAAGCTTCAAGCGTTAAGCAAAGTCTATCTGTAAAGAAAGCTTCAAAAAACGAGCTTGTTGCTCAGTTTTTAAGTTCCGCAAATTCTGCCAGTCTCTCAATGGCGCACTATAAATTCTCTCCAAATAAAGAGACAACAGGAAAAGCATTTAAACCTGTTACGGTTGAAATAAAGAAAGGTTCTCCATTTGAAGTTAAAAACGGTTTTGTCTGGAATGGAACCGTATTCAGACGTACAGGAAAGAACAGACTTCCTATTGAAGTAAAAACAGGACCAACTGTTCCGTTGGTGTTCTTCTGAAAGGAGTAACGAAATAATGGTAGAGCTTTATTGTGTTGACGCTCTCTGTAAGTTAATAAAAGAGGCGTTAGAAGATATTCGATTACATAAACCTCCAAGACAAACTGAAGAACGTCCTGGCAGTTTATATGAGGAAGAAACTCCTGAATATGAAGATGATCCTGAAGATGAAATTGAGATAAAAGTCTTTAATGGATGGCTTCCTTCAAAGAATTTTGATAATGACGCGGATTATCCGTTTGTCACGGTGAGACCAAGTAATGCCACAGTACATAACGGAGCAACAGATTTAAACATTGAAATTATCGTAGGAACTTTTGCAAGAGATGAGCTTGCATACCAGGACACAATGAATGTTGTTCATCGACTAATGATGAGAATAGCACAGTTGGAAAACGGCATTCTTGATCGCAAATATGAACGAATGGGAGATATGAAATGGGAGCTTCCATTTGAGCAGAAAGAACCTTATTACATGGCAATAATTTCAACATCGTGGCGAATTTATACCAGTCAGTATGAATCATCTAACGTTTAGTGAGGATAAAAAGATGGCAAAGAAAACAGATGCTGTGACAGTTACAGCTACTCAGGAAAAGACATGGCCTCGTATCTATGTTGGTCCAACAATTCCAAAAGGCTATTTTAAAAGCAATATGGTTTTTGAGGATGGTCTTGGAGACGTTGCTAAGGCTGTTGTTGAGAAACATCCTGAATTAGAAATTCTGATTGTTCCTACAAAAGATTTTGTTAAGTCATTAACAGAGGTGAACAAGGTAGGTTCAAGGTTACATGGCGCTTATCAGAAAGCTCTGAAGATCAAGGGAGAATAATAAATGGCAAATTATAAGCATGGTGTTTACATCGGTGAGACTGGCACCTCTTTAATTCCAACAGTCAGAGTTGAAAGTGCTTTACCTTTTGTTGTTGGCACAGCACCAATCAATCAGATTGCAGCTGGTTCAAGAAAGATTAATGAACCGGTTCTAATCAACTCATATGCTGAGGCTGTAAAATATTTTGGCTTTGAAGCAGCTCAGGTATTCAATACAAAGGGTGATAAGAAATTTACACATGGCCTCAGTGAGTTCATGTATGCAAACTTTAATTTCTATGGAATTGTACCTTGCATCTTTGTTAACGTCTTAGATCCTAGTGTTCATAAGGCAGCAGTTGCAGCTCAGACTGTTACCATTAAGGATGGTTCAGGCACCTTAAAGATTTTAGGTGTATTAGCTGAAACTCTGGTTGTAACCAATGGCCAGACTGGAGATGATTTACATACCTATGCTGCAGGCACTGATTATGAGACTGCTTTTGATGAGGATGGTTATCTTGTAATTAACTGGATTGGTGTTGAAATTCCTTCAGATGTAACTGTATCAGGCTACAAGATTGATCCTTCACTTGTAACTAAGGCTGATATTATCGGTGGTATCAATGCATCTACAGGTAAGCGTAAGGGCTTAGAGTTAATCAATGAAGTTTATCCTAAGTTCTCACTGGTTCCTACTCTGGTTCTTGCTCCTGGCTTCTCATCTGATCCTGAAGTTGCAGCAATCATGGGGGCAAAAGCAATTCTGATTAACGGTAATTTCAGAGCAATGGCTTTATGTGATGCTCCTGCAGATTCAAATGTACCTGTATATTCATCCGTACCTGAATGGAAGAAGAATAATAACCTAGTTCTTACTCAGCAGGTTCTCTGTTGGCCAATGGTTCGCAATACAGAGACTCTGTATCATGCATCAGTTCATCTGGCAGGTGTTATCGGTGTTACTGATAATGCTAACGGTGGTGTGCCTTATTGCTCTCCTTCAAATAAGAATGCGTCAATTACCGGTCTATGCTTGGATGACGGTACAGAGGTTGTATTCGGTAATGAAGAAGCAAATTACCTAAATGGTCAGGGTATTGTAACTTTACTGAATTTCGCTAAAGGCTGGACTATCTGGGGCAACAGAACCTGCTGTTATCCAGGTGTAACCGATCCAAAGGATGCATGGATTGCTGTAAGAAGAATGTTCCAGTGGGTAGGAAATACCATAGTTCTTACTACATGGCAGAAGGTTGACGAACCAGGTAACCGCAGGCTGATAGAGACTGTAGTAAATTCAATCAATCAGTGGCTGAATTCGTTAGTTGCTCGTGGTCAGTTACTTGGTGGCCGTTGTCTGTTCCGCGAGGAAGATAATCCTACCATTGAGCTGATGGATGGTATTTATCACTTCAAGGTATTTATGACTCCTCCTTCACCAGCTGAAGACATGGAATTCAATCTTGAAATTGATACCGAATACTATTCAACCTTGTTTGGCTAAGATTTTGAATCCGTCTGTTTAGACGGATTTTCTGTTTAAGAGGATTACAAAAATGGCAGAAAATGCTTTAACTCCGGATAAGACTATTAACTATCGTGTTTACAAAGATGGCGTAAATCAGGTTGGTATTGCTACTGTTGATTTACCTGAGCTGGCTCATATGACAGATACCATTTCAGGTGCAGGTGTTGCTGGTGAGATTGAGACTTCTGTTCTAGGTCATTTCCAGGCAATGAGCGCTACTATCAATTGGCGTTCTATTACTGAAGAAGCTTTAACTTTACTAAATATGAGTGGTGTTGAACTTACCTTCAGAGGTTCTCAGCAGTTCCTTGATAATGCAACCAATGAGCTTGTTCCTAAGGGGGTAAAGATTATTACCAAGGGTATCACTAAGACCGTTGGTTTAGGTTCTCTTGAGGTTGGTGCATCATCTGACACTACCACTGAATATGAAATCACTTATCTGAAGATTGAGATTGCAGATAAGGAAGTTATTGAGCTTGATAAGCTGAACTTTATCTACAAGGTAAATGGTACTGATTTACTTTCAGACGTTAGAAGTCAGCTAGGTATGTAAGAGGATTAAGATGCATATTGATTTTACCAAGCCTTATAAATTTGAAGGCAAAGAGTTTACCGGTATCGACCTTGATGTTGAGGAACTTACAGGTAAGGAACTAAAAAATGCCATTAAGAGCTACAAATCTTTAAATGGAAATAACATGCTGATTAGGAATGCAGCAACCTCTTCTCTTATTTCAGATGATGATTTTATTTTTTACTTCCTTGCTCAGAAAACCAAGCATCCAGTTGAGTTTTTTGAAGGATTACTGATTCCAGATTATCTGGGAATTATCGGAAAAGTATCCGTTTTTTTCGCTCAATCACTGGTGTAGGTGATCTTAATAACTGGCTCGAACAGTACACCAAAGGACTGATTATTCTTTCAAAAGAACTTCATACTTCTTTTCTTGAACTGTTTGAGCTTCCTATTTCAGATGTTGCCGAACTAATGCAACAGTACATAAACACTACAACCGAAATAAATAAAAAACTCCAATCTAAGACTAGGAGAACATAATTATGGCAGAAAAGTTATACCAGTTAGGATTAACTCTTGCAGGAACAGTTGCACCTAGTCTTACAAAATCTTTTTCAAAAGCAGATAAGGCTCTGTCTGAGTATGATCGCTCTGTTAATGCATTGAAAACGCATCAGTACGATTTAGACAGAGTAATGAAGCAGAGACAGGCTACCTTACAGGCAGCTCAGGCTTATGCTAAGGCACAGCAGGCGGTACGTGCTTTATCTGC